AGACAAGCCAAAAGTGGCAAGTGCTCCAGTGAATACCGACGCGACGAACGTGATATCTGAGTTCCCAGCTTTCTTTATCATGGGTAACTCAACATAATTCATGGTTATTATAAAGCCAGACCAAACTACAACACCAAGTCTGACAAATGTACCAAGAATTTGGATTTGGTGTTCTTGATCCTCTGCAGCATCTTTTAGCTTACTGAGGAGTCCTTTTTTTTCTTCCGTTTTTCCTTCCATTTATTGACTTTACCTTGTAGGAATTTAGTTAGTTTTTTCTTTATTTGATCAAAGAATGGTGTAGCTAACGTGGTTGTTGCTACAGCCGCTACAGCTGCATAGGTAGCAGTCATTACTACTTCAGCAGTGGGTAACGGTAATTGTATATCTATGACAGGTAACTTTAAACTAGGTGGAGCTGGTTGTTCTTCTGTTTGTTCAGCTTCTACTCCTTTAGGTGCTTGAAGATCACTAGGTGGAACCACCATAGGTTTATAAGAAGGTATCTTAGTACTTGGAACCTTCAAAGGTATTTGTGGAATAGGTGGAGGAGATCCCAAGTTATATGAAGGGAGAAGTAATCGTCCTCCCATCTATTTATTCGTAGATTGCTTTACCAGCTGTAACTGCTGCATCATATGCAGTGAAGTCTTCAGTTGTCCAAACGGATGTTGTACCATCTAGTTTCTTATAAGCTTTAATAAGTTCTAGATGCCTTACATTACGTTTGACGCGATCTTTCCATTCAGCATCTGTATAATCTGCTGGTTTTGAAGATAGCTTGTTAATAAGAGTTACACTATGTCCTGCATTAGTGTACATTTCGGCTAATTCAGCTGCTGTTTTTTCTTCCATGATTAATAAATAAAGGAGGGTTAATTTTCTTCTGAAACTACTTCAGTTTCGGTTGGTTCAGACTCTTCTACGTCTTCACCTTCTTGTTGCTCCTGTTGAGCTTCAAGGACAATAGCATCTAATTCAGCTAATGCACCTTGAACCTCATTGAAGCGATTAACGAGTTGCGCTCTTTCTTCGATTAGTTTTTGAGCACGTTCTTGGATGGTTGTCATAATTAATAAAATAAGGGTGTTAGTTTGCCTTTAAGGCTTTGATTTCGTTTTGTAACTCTGTTACTGTTGCAGATAGTTCCTTAACTGAATTCACTAGCATAGGAATTAAAGCAGCTGCACCTACTTTATAATTTTCTGGATCTGTAGTTTTAACGATACCTGTATATTTAGCATCATATTCGTTTAGTACTTCAAGTACTTCTTGAGCAATAAAACCAGAATTCTCATCACCACTCTGTCTTGATTTATCTCTAAAATCCCAAGTATATTTACGTGGTTGTAGTTTATTAATAAATTCAAGACCTAAATCTAAATCGACAATATCTTTTTTATCTCTTCCATCTGAAGTAAACGTCCAAGCAGTTTCTGAACCTTCGAAATCAGCTACCACAGTTCCATTAGTAATTACTACTTGACCATTACCAGTATTACTTGCAGGTGCTGCACCTTGACCGATACATACATTATTATCACCAGTAGTTATACCAGAACCTGCATATTTACCAATTGCTGTATTATTAGCACCTTCAGTTAGATTCTGTAAAGCACCTAAACCAAAAGCAGAGTTACCATCAGCATCAGCGTTGTTTGCTGTTAATAAAGCACAGTAACCCACTGCTGTATTATGTTCACCTACATTAGTATCTTTTCCAGCGGAGCCACCAACAAACACATTAAATGTACCTGTAGTATTCTCTTTACCAGCACTAGCACCTATAAAAGTATTATTTGCAACAGTACAATCTTGTCCAGCTTGATAACCTATAGCAGTGTTAGCATTTACATCTACAGCTGCTGATAGAGCTTGATGACCAATAGCAATACTATGAGTACCACTAGTTAGAGCATCTCCAGCATAGGCACCAATTCCTATGTTTTCAGCAGATGTACAAGCATATAGTGCATTCTGACCTATAGCTATATTATTATTTGAAGTTTGGTTATTAGCTAATGCTTGGAAACCAACAGCTACGTTATGTGTACCACTAGTTATGTCAGCACAAGAAGTAGTACCAATACCAATATTTTGATCACCTGTACATGCAGCAAAGAAACTATTTTTACCAATAGCTATGTTACCGCCACCTGTAGTTATCTTACTACCAGCCTGTTTACCTATACCTATGTTATCATTACCTTCTGTAACATCACCTAAAGCATCATAACCAACAGCTACATTACCGTCAGCATCAGCATGGTTAGCAAGTTGAAGAGCTAAAGCACCCACAGCTACGTTTTGTTCACCAACTGTGTTTTTCGCCAGTGAATGATAACCAACAGCTACGTTATTAGCTCCATCCGTAATATCATTTAAAGCTTCATTACCAATGCCAACATTACTATGACCTTCTTGTATCCCTTCTAGTGCTCTAAATCCAACAGCAACATTACCTCCACCAGTTGAATCGGCTGCACTTGTTCCTTCTAATGCTTCGGCACCAATAGCAACATTATTAGAACTACTTGTGTAGATCATGGCATTATTACCAATCGCTATGTTGTAATTCTGTGTTGTTGCAGAAGTTAAAGAGTTATTTCCTAGAGCAACGTTATAGGAACCTGATGTAATAGAGTCTCCCGCCGTAGACCCAACAGCAGTATTATTTACTGCCGTGCTTTGTGAGGCTAAAGCGTTATAACCAATACCAGTACTACTATCAGCATTATTTGTTACTAATGCTTGATAACCTACAGCTGTATTTTTATCTCCATCGTCATTAGTATATAAAGCTTGAGTACCAACTGCTGTATTATTTTGTCCTGAAGTATTAGAAAATAGAGTTCCGTAACCTATAGCAGTAACATTTTGACTACTAAGTCTTCCTGCATGTGTACCTACTGCAACAGAGTTTCCGATTCCTTGTGCTGCACTATATGCATCATATCCAATAGCTACTACACCACTTGCTGTAGTAAGTGCATCTCCAGCTGCTGCACCAATAACTGTGTTATATTGTCCAGTAGTTATTAAATTACCAGCTTGATAACCTAGTGCAGTATTATATGTAGCTGCTGCACCCGAAGGTTCCATTGTATATAATGCATGGTATCCAACTGCTGTGTTTGCAGTTCCATCTACGTTAGTATATAATGATTGATGACCTACTGCTGTATTATTATTTGCACTAGTTATTGCTTTACCAGCTTGACCTCCTATAAGTACATTATTTTGACCTGTAGTTACTGCAGCACCAGCTTGATAACCCAATGCATTATTATATGTAGCTGCTGCACCCGAAGGTTCCATCGTAGTTAATGCGTGATAACCAATAGCAACGTTTCTATTACCGTCTACATTAGTATATAAAGCATAATAACCAAGAGCTACGTTTTCAGCAGCTTCGTTTCCTGATCTACCTGCATAATTACCTAGATAACAATTCTTAATTCCAGTTGTAGTAGCATTACCAGCATCATAACCTACGGCTACGTTATGCATATCTACACTAGCACCGCCAGCTGGATTCTGAGAATACAATGCATAACCACCAATGGCTATAGAATTATCACCAGTTGAGTTACTATATAGAGCACCATGACCTAATGCAGTGTTATGTTCGGCAGTAAGGTTTGTTGCTAATGCACTAGAACCTACAGCTACATTATATGCTCCAGCACTATTAGTAGACAGTGCCATACGTCCTATAGCTACATTATGATCTCCAGTACCTGAAGCTGCATCTAAAGCCTGAATACCTACAGCTGTGTTATAAGTTCCAGTTGTCAGACCTTCACCAGCTTGAGCACCTACAGCAGTATTCCATCCATGAGTATCTGTGTCTGCATTGAATGTAAATAAAGCTTTATATCCTACAGCAACATTATAATCTCCTAGTGCATTACTATAGAACGCATGACTACCAACAGAAGTATTCTTTTCTCCAGAAGAACCAGTATGGGCTGCTTTAGAACCTATATGTGTATTATGACCGCCACCTTGGTAACTATCATAACCTGCTCTATACCCTACAAATGTATTATCTCCACTACTGTCATCTGCAGGATTATAACTATATCCAGCTTCAGCACCTACAGCAGTGTTTCTATCTCCGTGATGGTTCCAATATAAAGCAGTCTTACCTAATGCTGTGTTACTATCCCCAGTCGTTTGTTCATGCCCTGCTTGATAACCAACAGCTGTCAAACCAGTACCTGAAGTGTTATCACCACCTGTTTCCCAACCAACAGCAGTATTATCATTACCAGTATTAGCATATAATGCTTTATATCCTACAGCTGTATTTTTATCTCCGTCTACGTTAGTATATAATGCTTGATAACCTACGGCTGTATTGTCAGCTCCATCTACGTTAGTAAATAATGCTTGAGCACCTAAAGCAGCATTAGCTGATCCAGTTGTATTATTAGCTAAAGCTTGATGACCAACAGCAGTTTGAGAAGAAGCAGTCGTATTATCTGCTAAAGCATTATAACCTACAGCTACATTGTTACTACCTGTGTTATTACTAGCTCCTCTTAATGTATTAGCACCTAGAGCTACGTTATTACCGCCTGTTGCTGTTAGACCTGCATTGATTCCAATAATACAGTTATTATCACCTCCAGTATTATCTCTTAAAGCATTAATACCTATAGCTACATTATAATCTCCACCTGTGTTTAAACTACTAGCACTAGTACCAATAGCTACGTTTTGCTGTCCTGATGTATTTGCACCTAAACTAGAAGCACCTATAGCTACATTGTTAGATCCAGTACCTGCAACTGCGTCTAAAGCGTATGTACCAACAGCTGTGTTATAAATTCCAGTCGTTATTCCACTACCAGCACTACATCCTACAGCTACATTCCATCCATGATTAGCTGTGTCTGCTACGAAATTACCTAAAGCAAAATAACCTAATGCAGTATTATTAGATCCAATTAAATTATCTTCTAAAGTAAAACCACCAACTCCTACATTATATGATCCAGAAGTATTTTTAGGTAAAGCATCAACACCCACTCCAATGTTATGTATACCACCAACGTTTGCTGTTAAAGCTTTATATCCTACAGCTGTATTACTAGCCGCAGTGTTTGCTGTTAATGCTAAATAACCAACAGCTGTACTAGCATTTGTAGTTGTATTTTCTTCTAATGCCTGAAAACCAACAGCAGTGTTATAACCTCCTGATGTGTTTTCTTGTAAAGCGTCAACACCAATTGCAACATTCTCTGTACCGCCAGCATTATCTTCTAATGCACTTGTTCCTACAGCTGTGTTATTACCTCCAGTCGTTAATTTTAAAGCGTTATAACCAATACCAGTGTTACTACTAGCTGTCGTTGCTGTGATTAATGCATCCTTACCGATAGCAATGTTATGATCCCCACTTGTTATAGCAGTTCCAGCATTATAACCTATTAATGTGTTATTAGTTGCATCTGTACCAGTAAATGAATCTCCTGCACTTGTACCAACTCTTGTATTACCTTGTGCATCACTAAAATCTAAGGAACCAGTAAATGTAATAGCTCCAGTTTCATCTATCTTAAATCTTTCTGTACCATTGGTACTAAAGGCAATCTGTCCATTAGAGGGACTATAGATACCTGTGTCTACGTCGTCTGAAAAGTACAGGGCTCCTTGTACTGTGCTTCCATCGGAAACACCTACTTTAGATCCTGAATATCGTCCAAGAGTCACCGTTTCAGACTGCGATGTCCCGTCAAATGTTCTATATGTCATTGTTGATTTGTTATTAAACGGTGGATGGAAATTTTATTAGTTATCAGTTTGTCCAGAAACCATCATCCATTTATTTAGGCTCCCAGCTACATATACAAAAGATGCACAGTCTCCATCTCCATCAAGGACAACTGTCGATCCTGTACATTTTATATTGCCAGTTTCACTGATAGTTATAGTATGGGATGTAGTACAAGTTAAAACTAACCATTGACCTGCAGTACCAGCAGTAATAGTATTTAAGGTATCATTAGGAGGAGATTGTGCACTTATTATATGATGGCTTGAAGTAGGAGTAATAACTCCTGAAGATATAGTTAATGTAGAAGTAGTAAAGATTAAAGGACCAGTTAATGTAGATGCACCAGTTACTCCTAGTGTACCTGCAACAGCTGTATTACCAGTAGTATCAGCTACAGTAAACTTATTAGTATCTACTGTTATACCAGCGTTAGCTGCTAAAGCTCCAGTTAGTGTTGTAACACCTGTAACTCCTAATGTACCAGCTATAGTAGTATTCCCACTACTTGCTGTAACATTTAATTTATTAGTATTAACAGAAAAGTTACCAGTTGAGTCAAGTGTACCAGCAATATCTATATTAGTATCTAGTTTAGCACTAGTAACTGCACCATTATCAATAGTCCATGTATTACCAGAACTTGATACAGTTATATCTCCTTTATCGGTATCACTCAGACTACCTGAATTGGTTAATGTACCATATTCTTGTATATTAAATCTCAGTTGATTTAAACTATCATTTAAAGCTGCTGCTGTAACAGCTGATCCAGCTTGGAATGTATTGATAGCTTCAGATACAGCTGTAACTCTTTGTGCAGTTACTACAGCACTTGTAGCTGGTACACTAACAAATGTTATTTTCTTAGTAGCTTTATCTAAAGTATAGTGGGTAGTTACTGTCTGTAATGTTTTAGTTCCTCCACTTGGTGTTAAGTATACTTTAACATCTGATGTCCTTAAGAAATCAAACCCAGTACTAGCAGCGGAGGATATAGTGAACTCTTTGTTTCCAGCGGCGTTCATCTCGCTTGTTTGTGTAAATGTTTCTTGTATTGCCATAATTAATATTTAATACATGCTAAAAGGGCTATGTTTCTTGGTCTTGATTCTCCACCAGAACTTGCTGTACTTCCAGAAATACTGTGATCGTGACTAGCATCTATATTTAAAGTTCCTGTCGCACTTGTGTCAACATGTTCTGGAGTTAATGGCCCTGTTCCATTCGATCCTTTCCCAAAAATTCCAGATGTAGCTCCTTGTTGGAAAGTTTCAGAAATATCTGTAGCCGATCCAGTTAAAGATTTATTTGCAACATCCAAAGTTCCTGAACCATGAGTATGTGCTTCGTTTTGATCTCCTTGAGAAGTTCTTATACTTCTACCACTATCTGTACCTTTACCATCATCCCAACCTCTTATAAATTCACCACGTAAGTCAGGTAAATTAGCTCCAACTATTGCATATAGAGCAGAGAAGTCAGTTGTTATGCTTTGAGTAGTACCACTACCATTAGCAATTGCATCTCCATTAGCTTTTAAATAACCAGCAGGAGCTGAAGAACCAGCATACCATATGACAGTACCAACAGGATTAAAACCCCCTGGAGTTACTTTATCACTGGTTACAGCGTTATTAACTATTTGATTAGTATTAACACTGTTATTTGCCATCATTGCTTCAACTATCTGTACTTCTTCAACAGTACCAGTACTAGCTTTACCTAATACTCTATTAGCTGTGCCTATATCTTGTAACTTAGCATAAGTGACATTATCATCTAATATCTTAGCAGTTGTTACTGCATCATCTGCTATAGCTATTTCAGATGTAGATACAGTTGTATTAGAATCTAACTCTTCTATAGAGTATCTAAGTTGTGTAGAATTAGTATTTAGATCACCAGCATTAACGGAAGAACCAGTTTGAAAGCTAACTCTAGAAGAAGTTATATCTGTATCTCTTCTAACTAATACAGAATAGACAACACTACCAGTTAATACATTCTCTTTAAAGACAACATGTTTACTATCATTTATTGTCCAATGAGTAACTATATCCTTTTGAGTATAACTAGATGCACCAGCAGCTTTAACAGAAACTTTAACATCAGCATCTCTTAAGTATGGAAAGTAATTAGTGACTACTTGTACTTCACCAGCTTGGTTAGTAAGAGTTTGTTCATTACCATTAGCTGTAAAGTTAGTTATCGTGAATGATGTTGTAGCCATAATTATCTACTTGGTACTAGTAATTCTAATGTTTCTTGTGTTTTAAGATTACGATTTATTTTACGATCTCTTTGTTCATCTACCAATTCTTGTATAGATACATCACTCATAATAGTACTCCAAGCTACTTTACGAGCATTGAAAAAGATTTTCTCTATTTTTTTATTATGAGCATAATCTTTAGTTTCATACTTTGCTCTATCTCCATTTATTATATCTCTGTGCATCTCTTCAATAGAAGCTAAAATACCAGGATCTTTAGCTAGTTTATCAAGCTTACGCTCTAAATTTTGATCACCTATAGCTTTTTGGAACATTGATCTAATGATTGGAGAATCAGTCAGATCAGTACCATCTGGGGCATAATAAGTAGATAATCTAAGATCATATCCACTTTCAAATAATAGTTTTCTACCAGGTGTAGAAATTAGATTTAGATGTATAGGACTTATTGCATTCCACATTCTAGTAATAGGATCCCAATCTTTAATAGGTTTACCATTTAACATATCATATTTAATTGGTAAAGGTTCTTCAGCAATATTTTCACTTAATAAGTTTCTATTTCTCCAAGCTTGATCTACACCTGAGCCTAATTCTCTAGTATATGGTGTAAATAATTTACCAAGTTCATTACGTAATCCAGCTAAAGGTACTGTATTATTACTAATATTAGCTATAATACGTTCTGCTTGTCCAGGTCTACCACCAACAAGATCAACAAACTGTTGCATACCAGCAAGATATGACTTACTAGTAACACCTTGAGCTACAACAAGTGAAGTTTTAAGTAATTGTTTTTCAGTCCACTCTTCTCCCATTAATTGACTAGTATCACCAATATCAGCTATTAAAGAAAATATTTGGTTAAAGGGTTCAATAGAATCATAACCTATAGTTATCTCTCCTAATGTAAAAGTTCTAGGTTGATAACCAGCATCTAACCATACTTGTCTTTTTTGTCTATCAACAGGACCATTACCTGTCATATCACCTCTCATCCAAGCTTGGGATGCCATGAATACTAGAGCACTACCAATAGCTAATCTACCAGTTTGCAATGCCTTAGCATTAGCAAGTTCAGCAGGATTAGTTATACCATATTTACCTAAATCTTTTATATCAGCTGTTGTAGCAAAAGCTATATCATTAAATTCTTTAACTAAGAAGTTAAAGCCGGGTGTATGTTTAGCAGTTAATTGTAAACCATTTACTCCAGTTCTAGCAAATAGGAAGAAAGGTTTAGCCCATGGATTAGCTTGGAATACTTGGTTAAGACCACCAGCAAATCCAGTTAGTTCTTGAGTAAGAGTAACTTCTTTACGAGCAAACTTAGTAGCTTCATCAATTATATCTCCATTAGCATCGAATATCTCACGATAGAAATCGTCTTCATATACTCTAACTA